TAATAAAAACACTTGTGATTTATTATGATTAATTTAGAAAAAGCCTTTGTTTATCTATTATATAGAAAAGAATAATAATGAGTGGAGTAATAACGCAATATAGTCGTATGTCTCAACATACAATATTTGGACAACCAACAGGTGCCTCATTTTCAATACCAACAGATGAGGACTTTACAAATGGAACATGGGGTATTCAAGACCTTGCATTGAGTGAAATAGGTGTGAATGAAACTGATAAAAGAGTTTTCATTAGAATTGATGATGAAATAAAAGAATTTCAATTAGGTAGTAGTATTAGTAGTATTACTGATGATAAATTAGATTACATGATACTTTTAATGGAACAAAATAGAAAGTGTTGTGAAAATAATACAATGTTATTTTATCAACAACAAAGTATAATCAAAGAGTTATATTATAGACAACAAATAATGTTGAATAATATACTAAATCAATTAAAAAAATGTTGTTATAAACCAATTGAAGTAGGTTGTTGTAGACCATTTTATGTAGGACAAGTTGTAAAAGATTTTACTATAGATATAACACCTAAACAAAGACCAATATATGTAAACGAAGTAGTGAACTTAGTAGTTCAACAAGCACAACAAGTTATTAAACAAAAAGAATTACCAATTGAAAATGCATATTCACCTGTTTTTGATAAGAATGCCTTTAGTATTATGAATGCTCCTGGTAGTTGGACTATTGTAAATAATGATGTAGTAAGTGGTGGAGTTAGCCTGAAGAAATATATTCCTATTAAATTAGGTATTAAAAATGGTGATAAGATATTAGAATGTATTACTGGTTATAGAGTTATAACTGGTGGTGGATTATATCCAAAGAAAGAAGCTATATTAGTATATCAAATATTAAACACTAAAACTGGAACAAGAAATACATTTGAAGCAGGACCTAATCATTTTAGAAATTGGTTTAGATAGATGAACTCTTACTTTGTAAGTAGTTAGAAACCCACTTTAACTCTTTTTTATATTTCTTTTTTGTAATTAAACCCTTATTGAAACTTTCTTTAAGGGTTTTTTTGTATTTAATTGATTTATCTGTATTCATATTCTTATTATTTATATACAAATATAATAATAATTTTCTATAAAAACTAACTAAATCATAAAAAAATTACAAAAATCGTAAACAATCCACCTTTTCTAAAAGTTGATTTTATACACTTATATATAAGTTATACAAAAAAAAAGATAAAAGTTTATGGATTATTATGAAAAATTTTACAATGACCTTGAAGGTGGTGAATTAGGTGAAAAAATAATTGGTGAATATTTCAATAATTTAGGTTATAAAGTGGAACCAAATTTAAATAAGAATGCTGATTTTGATATTAAAATACACAAAGATAATAAAGTAATATCATTAGAAATAAAAACAGATAATTATTATCTAAAAAGACGAACTAATAATATGGTATTTGAAGTTAGTTGTAATAACAAACCATCAGGTCTAAACTCTACAAAAGCTGATTACTATATTTATTACTTTCCAGAGGAGAAGATAGCTTATATGGCTTCTATATCAAAAATAAAGAGTATAATACCACAATGCCGAACTACTTATGGTGGTGATGGAATGAGAGCTAAATTATATTTGGTAGATAGAACTGAATGGGGTAAAGAATTTAAAATAATTAAAATTAATTGAAATGAAGACCAAATAATTAAAAGATTTCTAATAGTGACATATAAGAATAAAAAAAACCCGTCAAAAACATAAGACGGGTTTTTTTATTAAGCAATTTTTAAGAAACCAAGAGCATCTTTATATATTGTTCCAGCATCCAGTCCTGATGCAGATGTTGGAAGTGAACTTATATTAATAATTGTAAGTGAACTATCATCAATTGTTCCAGATATTGATATTCCAGTTGGTTGTATCGTCATATCCATGGTATTACCAACATCAGATGAGTTAAATGCGATAGATTGATATGATATTGTTAAACTTCCCATTTCACCTGTATCGTCACTACCTGTAGATAAATCTATTTGACCTTCTGAATAAACACTTATATCAGCTGATAAACTTTTAATGCCATCAGATGAATTTATACTTACATTTGATTGAATATCAAGTGTATTAGTAATATCAAATGTTTCACCATCAGTTTCATTAATAGATATTGTTGTTCTACTTACATCCCCAATAATATGTTGTGTCTTGTCTTGTAATATTAAGATTTCTCCTGTCTCATCAGCTTGTTGTATTAAATTCAACATTGCTTGTCTGTTTGTTGTTGTTATTTGTGACATTTTTTAGTAATTTATTTTTATGTTTATCTTTACGATAATATTTTTTTTTATTTTTATATATGTTTGGTCTTGTTGCCATTTTTATCTAATCTTATATGTCTATAAACTATCGCCACTATCTTCTGATTTATTTTTAATACCTAAAATACTATCTTTACTTCTAAGAAACATAATTCCTAAAGCTAACCATCCACTAAGACTTTCAGCACTTGCCTTTCCAGTCCATAGCATTGCGCCACTGAAGATAATTATACTCATTCCTAATAATGTCGTCACTAAACCCGATTTTGTTATTCTGTTCATAGATTAATCTTTTTTTTTATTTAACTCTTTGTTAAGTTCTTTAATTTCTTTAGTAAGGTCTTTAACACTCTCACATAAGGTATCAAATTTTTCAGTCATGTGTTCATATTTATTTAAGTGGTCATTCTTTAATACATTAAGTTCATTCTTAGCGTCATATGCTACACTCTTAACTTCTTTTAATTCATCCATAGTTCTTTTTAGAAAGTATGATATTACACCTAACATCAATCCACCAATTAAGGTTAATAAATTAAATATTTCCATCTTTCGTAGTGTTCTTTTTTTCTTTTTCTACCTCAACATCTTTATCTTTAATGACCTTTGATAGTAGAATAACATTTTTAGTTTTATAATTACCTCGTTTTTTCTTATTCATAAATAGATTATATTTTTTAATCACAAAAATCACAAGGGTCTATGTTACCAAGTGGAGGTAAAGGTCCTTGAAATCTTCTACCACTGGTAGCTATACCTGAAAAGTAATTAGATACATTAGGTTTAATACTAAATGATAAAGTATTTTGATAAAATTCAGGAAATTCATTAGGATTATTCTTAATAAAATCTCTCATTCTTTCACTATAGAATTCAGCATTATTCATAACCTGACTTCTTAACCACTTTATATCATCAATACCTGATGGTTGTGAATTATCAGATGACTTTTGTGAAACAGCTTTATTTGTTAATTTAAAGTTAATAAATGGAAGTGAATGATATACAACCCATTCACATAATGCCGGTTGTATATATTGTATCATAAGTTGTTGATAAAAACCTGTGTAATTTGGGCAGTCATCTATCATTCTTTGATATAAGTTTTGACCTAATACTGATTGTATATTAAGGTCTTGTGCTTTCCAAATGAATTTTTGTATCAAATCAACATCAACATTGCTTTCAATAACACTCATTTTAAACACATAGTTGCTTGTTATGAATAATTTATAGTCCATTCCCATCGCCTTCAGTTATTTTTTCTATATCTAATTTATATTTATTTAACACCAATTTAGAAGATGAACCATTAAATCTTAGTAGTTTATTATAAACAGCCTCTACTAATTGTTGTTTTGGGTTTATATACATTGATTGAAACATCTCCAAACTTTCTAATATAATACTTTTTTGTCCCATTTCACCTGGTGTATTAACACCAAATATACCTGGATTTGTTACTGAATGTCCTGTTAGAATTCCTTGTGTAATTTCTTTATTTAATTCAATAAATCTTTCATCTGTATCACCTAATTGAACTGGTGTAATCTCAGGAGCATTTTCTTTTCCATCTGCGAATAGGAACATTACCTTTCCTGCTTTAGTCGCACCTTCGTAATCTGATTGTAATTGTCTAATAACATTTCTCATCTCATCATCAGATGGAATACCATTATTGAATGTAATAGTCATAGATGGTGCGAACCCATTATCAACTTGATTTTTATGAAATAAAGAAATTGAATATTCTAAATCAATATAATTTACACATGGTAGATATTCCGGTTGTCCGTAAATCTCAGAACCTGGTCTATATTCTTTAACATAAAGTATTTGTGATGCTACTGGATTTTTTGCATTGTAAATTGGTTTCTTAACTGGTGTATATTTTCTTGTGTTTGACCAGTCATCTGAATAATAAATATATTTTTTACAATCAGATACTCTTACTTTATTTGCTGGTAGATAATTTAATTCTGCTATTTTACTTCTATCTTTTGAGTATATAATCTCAACAGCGAATGCTCCGAATAGTTCTAAGTCATAAGCTGTTCTAAAAGCTATATCATTTAATGATAGTTCATTATAAGGATTTGCTAAGAATTGATTTGCTATTCCATCTAAATTATTTAAGTCCCATCCATTTCCACCAATCATCATTGCCTTTCTTTTAAGAATAGCGTTGTGTTTAGCACTTCTATTCATAAGAGAGATAAGATAATCAGGATATAAATTGTCCTCCCCATAAAAGATATAACCTGCTCTTGATGCTTTCTCTATATATTGAGGTGCATTAGACGTGTTAAAATTGTGGATTACAAATTGTATTTTCTTTTTTTCTTCTTGTTCCATTTATTTTATTTTCTTTTTTAATAATTATCAAAAGCAGTAAATGTAAATCCTTCTGATGCAGTAAATGATATAAAAGGTGTTGATGTTCCTGTAATCATTAATAATCCAGTTTCTACTAAACCTATTGAATTTTGTATATTTAGGTCATATGCCGTTGCCATTTCATAAACTGAATAGTGATATTCACCTGCTGTTAAATTCATCACTACAGATGATGTAAGACTAACTGGTGTTCCTATTGAAAGTGTAAAGCTATCATAATAAGGTGATGTTGAAAAGTTATCAGGAGAGATTATAGTTTCAACTAAAGTATCTCTATTAGATAAAGTCCAAGTGTAATACGGATTAATCGGATTAATTACCTTCTCTGATAATGTCAGAACCACCTTGTGGCTTTGTGTTGTTGATAGATATAACATCAGTCTCTTTTGATTTTTTAGATTTTTCTTCCTTACATTTACATTTTATGTCTTCACATTTATCACATACTAAGTCAAAAAACTTAGGTTCTTTCTTATACATATGTGGATATAGTCTCTCATCTATAAATTTACCTATCACATTTCTATTCTCAAATGGAACATATATAAGTTTATTAATAAATTCTTCTTTAAGTTTTATCATAATAAATCTTTTTTTATATAATAGACGCTTTGTTATTTTTTCCAAAGTATTAAATAAAAAAAAACCCCATCAGAACGACAGGGTGAAAAAAGGATAAGAATAAGAATATGAAAAACCTTTTTATACTTAATACATATTGTTTAAGAAATTACACTTAAAGCCGCAGCAGATGCAACGATGTAAGCTGGTTCTGGTTCTTTACCCATAAAAGTAATAACCGCACCATTTAAGTCACCATATGCTTTACCTAATCCTGGTGTAGAAGCCGAAACTCTAATTGGATTTTGGAAACCCATAAGGTGATAAACACCTCTTTGGTCTTTGATTATAATTCTCCA